TGTACCCAAGACTGAGCGTGCCAGCCTCCAGAGGGACACCTCTGGGGGAGGTGCGAAGTCTGGGATACGTCCTTCAAAAAAATTATCGTCCTTCGGACGGAGTACGCCATACGACGATTACAGCCCTACGGCAGTGAAGTCTCAATTCTTCCAACAAGCCGTTAAGTCATTTAAGCACTTTGTGCCACAGTTTGGTTTGTATGGTTCTGGGTTCCATGGGGGGCCAATCAGGATTAAGCCCATGAAGTGGGAGGGGGCGTTCCCCGTTATGGACATCCAGCAGTGGGATGCCTCCACTTCGACAACCTTTACGCAAGACGAGGAGAATGAATAATGAGTACAGATACTGTAACTGTGGCAGGGATGCAGTTGTCCAAGCATCCCATCATTCACCTGCCGTCTGAGGCTGAGATTGTAGAACTAGCGACCACGCTTGGCTCGGATGGGGCGGTTCAGGTCCTTAAGAGGCGTGAGGAGAAGATTCAAGCCGAGCAGAACGACCCGTACAGGCATGGCTACGAGCCAGAAAGTTGGGTTGACGCCGACAAACTGCTCATGTCTGGCAATGAGTTGCTCATCATGGGTGGCAATCGTGCTGGAAAGACCGAGTACGCCGCCAAGAGGGTAATGCAACTGCTGTGCACTAGGCCCAACTCCAGAATTTGGTGCTTACACACGACTTCTCAGACTTCTATCCAGATGCAACAGGCAGTCATCTGGAAGTACATGCCTCCTGAGTTTAAGACGGCCAAGAAGACCAAGGTGACCAACATCCAGTACTCCCAGAAGAATGGGTTTACGGATGCGACATTTGTCCTCCCTAATCGCTCCCAGTGCTTCTTTATGAACTACGGGCAGGAGAAGAAGGTCATCGAAGGTGGTGAACCTGACCTTATTTGGTGCGACGAGTTAGTCCCGCAGGACTGGATTGAGACGCTCAGGTACCGACTCGTTACCCGCTCGGGTAAGATTATCGTCACCTTTACTCCTATCACTGGGTTCACCCCCGTCGTTAAGGATTACGTCTCTGGGTGCCGCATTAAAAAGACCCTGTACGCTGACCTTCTGCCAGATACACAGAATGTGCCAAGCATCCCAAAGGGGCACATGCCCTACATTGCAGAGTGTAGCAAGGGTTCGGCCAACGTAATCTGGTTTCATTCAATCCTTAACAGATACTCTCCTTTCGAACAAATCAAGTTAGCATTGAGGGGTCGTGGACCCTATGAAGTCAAAATTCGTGCCTATGGATGGGCCGAATCTCTTGCTGGCTCCCAGTTCCCAAGATTTGGCGAACCTAACATTATCCCAGCAAGCCAGATTCCAGAGGAAGGGACCAACTATATGGCAGTTGACCCTGCTGGGGCAAGAAACTGGTTCATGGTCTGGATGAGGATAGACGAATTTGGCAACAAGTTTGTCTACAGGGAGTGGCCAGACATCAGCATGGGCGAGTGGGCCCTGCCCTCCGACAAGTCAGATGGTCGTGCTGGCCCAGCCCAGAAGCAGGGTGCTGGCATGGGACTAACCGAAATCAAGGAGCACATCCTGAATTTAGAAAATGGCGAAGAAATCACGGAACGCTTCATCGACCCGAGAGCCGCTGGCTCCCCAGTCATCAACAAGGAGGGCGGTACGACGTTACTCCAATTGTTGGACGAAGAACCGCTACCCATGTATTTCACAGCGTCCGCTGGACTCAGGCTCGAAGAAGGCGTGAGCATTATCAACGACTGGTTCTCCTACAACCAGAACGAACCCATTTCGGCCATCAACCAGCCTAAACTTTTCATTTCCGAAGAATGCAAGAACCTGATGTGGTGCCTCCGTGAGTGGACTGGCATCGACGGCGAGAAGGGTTCCTCTAAAGACCCCATTGACGCCCTCAGGTACATAGCAGTCATGCAACCCGACTATGGTGGTGCTGACACTTTCCGTGCATTTGGAGGAGGTTCTTACTGAAATGAGCAATAAAATCCCCCCACTACTCAGGCTTGCCGAGGCTTCCGAGCACTACGGACTGTCCAAGACGACCCTTATCCGCCTCCGTAGGCAAAAAGTCCTCCGTGTGTTCACCACTCAAGGCAAACAGCACATGTTCTACAGGGACGACATCGAAAATTTCCTTAAGGTAAACTCCACTCCCATTAACAATGCACCAGAAGTTCAAAAATAACCAGAGCGACCCGCTTGCCTACCATGGTAGGAAGCCAGACCTCACCACGCTCCTGTCCGAGTATGAACGCTCGGCGTACCATGGCACCATGGTATCCAAGATGTCGTGGGCAGACGACGTTCGCTACGCTCGCTGGGCTGGCCAGACCGACGACGGCAAGAAACATTCGTGGGCTAGGCCTGAAGCAGACCCCGCTTTCCCATTTGAAGGTGCCTCTGACGTAAGGAGTAGGTTGGTTGACAGGCTCATCAGGGACCAAAAGGCCCTCTTGATGACATCTTACAATGCCAGCACGCTAAAGGTCGGAGGAACTGAGGTAACCGATACGATGGCGGCTTCTTCGGCTACCAACCTAATGCGTTGGCTGATTGAGACTAAACTCAGGGCAGAGGTCCAGCGTGAGGCTGAACTCACCGCCGACTACATGCTAACTTACGGCTGGTGTTGCGTCCAAATTTCGTGGGATAGGCAGATTGGTATCAGGCGTCAGACCATGACTATGGAGGAATTGATGGCCGTTCAGCAACAGGAACAGGCTATGGGCACTGGTAGTCAGACTCAGGAACTTATCTCCGCCATCCAGAACCCAAGCAAGGAAGATTACGCCATAGCACTTTGCAAACAGGTGATGCCTCAGATGAAGCAGAAGGACATCCGCAAGTTTGTCACAAGCATGCGTGATGAGGGTCAGGGAGAAATGGAAGAAATCTACATCCAGAAGAACATCCCAAAGGTTACCGCACTTAAGCCCTTCGACGAAGTTTGCTTCCCGCCAGAAACTAGCGACCTTCAGTCCGCTCGTGTTATCTTCAGGCGTCAGTACATGACCGAAGTGGAACTCAGGTCCATGCAGAAGAACGCAGGATGGGACCCAGAGTTCATCGAGGCGGCGTGCAGGACGGCTGGTAACCATTTCTACTTCAATGACCCCAACCTTGTCCCCACCACCACGATGCTCAATTCGAACATCCAGCGTGGCGACAACTTGATTGAGGTTGTTTGGGCTTACTACAGGCAGTTGGACGAAACGGACATAGCCGCCATCTACTACACTGTGTTCTCCCCGCAGGTCGGAAACGAACTGTACGCCATTCAGGACATGCTTAACTACGCACACGGAGAGTATCCGTTCGTCGCACTCAGGTATGAGATGACTCGCCGTCAGGTTACCGAGAGCCGTGGTATACCAGAGATTTCAAAGACCGAGCAAGATGAGGTGAAAGCACAGCACGATGCGTTCCGTGACAGGACAGCACTCGAAATCATGCCGCCCGTAAAAGTGGTGAAGCGAGTCGGTGCCCTGAACAGGATTGCACCTGGCCAAGTACTTCCAGTTACGACCAAGGATGACTACACTTGGATGGACCCGCCAGCAGGTAAGGCAGAGTACGCCATCGCTATCATCAAGCAAATTGAAGTGAACCTTGGAAATTTCTACGGCTTCATGGTCGGAGAGGAAATTGACCCGCAGAAGGTGCGTATGGCACAGCAGTTGCAGGTAAACAACTGGCTCGGATTCTGGACGCAGTGCTACAAGCAATTATTCTCACTGTGCCTTCAGTTCATGCCAGAAGAAGAAGTCACCCGCATTACTGGTGCACCTCTCAAGCAAAACATGTCTGAAATCCACAGCCAGTATGACTTCAATGTACGCTTTGACGTACGTGACAACGACCCCGAGTTCGTCATGGAGAAACTTAAGGCCATCGTTGAGACTGTTGTGCCTCTTGACAGCGGAGGCGTCATCGACAGGAACAAGTTGGTCAAGTTGGTCATCGAAGCCATCTCGCCTGACGCCGCTAGGGAACTGGTCATCGACCAGACCACGGCATCGCAGAAACTGTACAAGGACGTTATCCACGACGTTGGCATGATGATGCTTGGCAACGAGGCTATGTACGTCGAAAACGACCCCGCTGCCGAATCCAAGATGCAGTACCTTCAGGAAGTCCTCCAGAAGAACCCCAAGGCCGCTCAGGCGGCTCAGGGTGACCGAGTCTTCCAGATTCTGTTGGAGAACTACTCCAAAAACCTCCAGATGTCTGTCGAGCAACAGAAGAACAAGACTATTGGCCGAATCGGCGTAACGTCAGCCTCTGAGCAGATTCAGCAGGAAATGGGTGAGGCCCAGCAGGAACAGCCACAACAAGCCCAACAGGCTCCGCAACAGGCACCTCAGCCCCAGCAGGGTGGAGTACCATCCCCGTTGCAGAACATGGGCATGCTTTAAT